AACAGTTATAAGAGCCAACAATTACAGCACATCTCAAATCTGTTTGCTAACGGTATAGTAAAGGATAACGACTACTTCCTTTACACAGATGCATGGAACCCAACTGTTATACAATTAAAATATATGGCAAAACTGCTTAAGGTGAAAATACGCATCGGAGGTATGTGGCATGCTGGGTCATATGATCCACAGGATTTCCTCGGTCGACTGATTGGTGATGAGCCTTGGGTACGCAATGCTGAATCTAGCATGTTCTATTGCTACGATGATAACTTCTTTGCTACACGATTCCATGCTAATATGTTATTGAGAGAACTATTTGACGTAGAACCAATGTTTACTGATGATGAAGTAGAACAATGGGAATTAGAGGACTACCCCGGCAATCCGCGAGTACATATCGTAGGATGGCCGATGGAATATCTCAAGGATATATTAAATCCTTGGAAAAATACTCCCAAGAAAGACAAGATTATATTTCCACATCGGCTAGCACCAGAAAAGCAACTTGAGATATTCAAGGATCTAGCAACTGCTATGCCACAGTATGAATGGTTTGTAGCACAGGAACACACACTGACCAAAGATGAATATCATCGACATCTCGCAGAAAGCAAGATCGTGTTCAGTGCTAACTTACAGGAAACATTGGGTATCAGTATGTATGAAGGTGCACTGGTTGGAACTTATCCGTTGGTACCAGATCGACTGAGTTATACAGAGATGTGGGAAGGTGGCAGTAAGTATCCAAGCGAAGGTACATTAACTTGGGAATCTTATCTAGCAAATAAAGAACGCATGATAGAAGTTATTACTGTCAATATGCGAGGCGAACTCTTGAAAGAATACGCACTACGAAAAGCATTAACTGTAGGTGATAAATTCTTCAATGGTGCTGCTTTATATAAAGTAATCCTTGACTCTACGACCTAAATAACATATAATAAAACATTAGCAATCCACTGCTTTAACATCGGAGAATATTAAATGACAATTTCTAAAAAAATACGCCAGCGTATCGAAGACGCTGGTGCACGTTATTGGGCTGGCGATAATATCAGCAAATTCATTGAACATAACGAACGTGATGAGTTAATTGACGAGTTACATAAAAAGTTTGATGCGGTGCTGGATAGTCTTGTGATCGATCGTGAGAACGATCCCAACAGTCATGATACAGGTAAACGTCTTGCTAAGATGTATGTAAATGAACTGATGCGAGGTCGCTACTATCCAGCACCGGATGCGACAAGTTTCCCAAATGAGATGGAAGATCGATATGAAGGTATGTTGGTTGTTCGAAGTGAACTGCGTAGTGTTTGCTCTCATCATCATCAACCTGTAACAGGCGTGGCATATATTGGTATTATCGCCGCAGACAGACTTATCGGTCTCAGCAAGTATACTCGCATTGCTCAGTGGTGCGCTCGTCGTGGTACTCTTCAGGAAGAACTATGTAATGATATCGCAAAAGAGATCATGAAGGCAACCGGAAGTACAGATGTTGGCGTATATATACAAGCCGAGCATGGTTGCTGTACCAATCGCGGTATTATGGCAAAGAGCAGTCTAACACAGACTACTGTATTGCGTGGTGCGTTTAATACAGACGTAGGTACGAAGAAAGAATTCTTCGATAATATTAAATTACAACAGGATTATTCACGGTGATCGACGATGACGACGATTCAACAGTTACAATAACAGGTAGTAGTAATCTCGGTGGATTTAGTGGCAGTGGAATATCAAGCCTAACAGCCCCTTCAATATCGACCATAACAGTCGGCGGTGGCGGAGTTGGTGCTATAGGACATACTGGTACTACAGGTAGTTATTTTATTTCCTCTAGCGGAACAGGTACTCAGTGGATTTCACCGCAGCCCAACGCTACCGTTCTTAAAACAAGTAAAGGCAACAAGGTTGATCTCGACGAACTCGTTGAGATGATGACGATCATGAAGGAGCGTTTATTGATCCTAACACCTGCTTTTGAAAAACATGAAAAATATGCCGCTCTGAAAAAAGCATACGACAACTACAAAATGATCGAAGCACTAATACAAGAGGACAGAAAAGATGACTAAAAAAATATACTACGACTGGGCACAGATCGATCGCTGGTGTCAGCGTATCGCATTAGATATCCTCAAAACTGATTGGCGACCTGATTATATTGTAGGGCTAACACGTGGCGGACTAGTTCCTGCTGTTATGCTTAGTCATACGCTCGACATTCCGATGTATACTCTAAAAGTAGCACTTCGTGATGGTCACGAAGATTGCGAAACCAATGCTTGGATGCCCGAAGACGTCACTGAAGGTAAGAACATATTGATCGTCGACGATATCAACGACACAGGTGATACACTTGCTTGGATCCGAGATAATTGGGAAAAGAGTGTGTTCAAAGGCGACATCGAATTCCATTGGCATAAGCGTATCAAAGTAGCAGTCATTGTTAATAACCTCGCCAGCAATGAACACATCGATTGGTGTGCTGTGGATATTAATAAAGCCGAAGATCCTAGGTGGATTGTTTTTCCGTGGGAGGCTTGACATAATGCGTGAGATGTATTATATTAATAATAGAGGTTTATCATGAGCAAGATTAAAATAAGTGAAATATTCTACAGCCTACAAGGCGAAGGTCAATATGTTGGTGTTCCGAGTGTTTTCTTGAGGACGTTTGGTTGTAATTTTACCTGTGGCGGATTTGGTATGCCACTGGGTGAGGAAAGTCAAGAACGTGTTGAGATATCAAACCGTGTAGGTGACTTTAATGACTATAAAGAACTGCCGTTAGTATCGACAGGCTGTGATAGTTATGCTAGTTGGGATCCTAAGTTTAAACACCTTAGCCCAATGCTAACTGTATCTGCGATCATTGATCGTTTCCAAGAACTATTGCCAGAAGGCAAGTTTAGCAGAGACGAACATCTGATCATCACAGGTGGTGAACCGTTGCTCGGATGGCAACGTAGTTTCTCAGAATTGTTAGACGAGATCTATGATCGAAAAATGGGTCTAACGCATCTCACATTCGAGACCAACGGTACACAACTCCTATCTCAGGACTTCGAACACTATCTCACAACAAAAGCAAATGAAGGACTTGAAATTACTTTTAGTATCAGTGCTAAACTGCCCTGCAGTGGTGAGAAGTGGGAAGATGCTATTCGTCCAGATGTCGTAAAGAACTATGTACGTATTCCAGGTCATCGCAGTTATTTCAAATTCGTTGTTTCGAGTAAGCAAGACGTTTTTGATGCTCAACGTGCGGCTGCTGCTTATTCGGCAGCAGATATTAACATTCCAATTTACTTAATGCCAGTTGGCGGTGTTAACAGCGTCTATGAAATGAACGAAAGAGCAGTAGCAGACTATTGCCGCGACAATGGATTGAGATTCAGTCCACGAATACAAGTACCGTTATACAAAAATCAATGGGGGACATAAGATGAAGTTTGTGACAGTTATGGACATGTGGTTATTGATCATCAACATTGGTTTGATGGGCTTTATCATCTACTTTGGACGTAATCTACTTAAAACAATAACCAGATTGATGCATGTTGGCGAGCAGAGAGAAAACAATTCCGAACGGCAACGCTGTATTAAACTGATCGAAACAGAGCTCGAACACTACAAAGTAATCAGCGGTATGCGTTTAGATGCAGAAGCTGACCAAGTCGTTCACACACTTGAGTATGTACTTGAACAGATTAAGAAGGGTAAGTGATGTTTGATTTAATTAAAAATCTATTCAAAAAACCCAAACCTGTAACAGAATCAAAAATATCAGAAAAAGATATGGCTACTGCTCGTAATGAGTCATATATTCGAGTAATAGACACACAGTTTGATCCAAAGAATCCCGCAAATGGTTTCTTTGAATTAGATTGGAATGGTGTCTTCATTGACGAATTAAAGAAAGCAGGGTATACTGGGGATAATGAGGAAGAGATAGTAGACAAATGGTTTAAGGCTATATGTCAAAATGTCGTTTCCGAATCTAACTCAAACCAAGAAGTCAGGATCGTATGAACTATATCATCGTAGATACCGCAAATACTTTTTTTAGGGCCAGACACGTAGTACGCGGTGATGCCGAAACTAAACTAGGCATGGCACTGCATATCACTCTTGCTAGTATTAAAAAAGCATGGACTGATTTTGGCGGCAATCATGTTATCTTCTGCTTAGAAGGACGTAGTTGGCGTAAGGACTACTATCCGCCATATAAGCGTAATCGCGCAGAAGCACGTTCTGCTCTTACTGAAAAAGAAGCAGCAGAAGATAAACTGTTTTGGGAAACCTTTGATACGTTTAAAGATTTCGTGCGCGAAAAGACTAACTGTACCGTTATGCAACACCCACAGTTAGAAGCAGATGATCTAATCGCAGGTTGGATACAGAGCCATCCGGATGATAGTCATATCATTATCTCTACAGATAGCGACTTTGTACAGTTGATCGCACCTAACGTAAAGCAGTATAACGGTGTGTCTAATACACTAATCACACACGAAGGTCACTTTACTGATAAAGGTAAACCTGTATTCGACAACAAAACAAACAAGCCTAAAGAAACAGTTAATCCCGAATGGCTATTGTTTGAAAAGTGTATGCGTGG